TCTAAGGTCGAACTTACTACCAAGAAGATTCGTCTTGATTGGGAAGTAACAGCAGAATCATTGGAAGATGGTGTAGAAGGTGACGCTCTAGAAGATCACTTAGTACGCTTGATGACCAACGCATTCGCAAATGATATCGAAGATCTCGCTATCAATGGTGATGGTGCAACAGGATCATTCTTGTCAATCATGCCAGGCTTTATCAACAAGGTAAAGACAAACGGAGATGCACATGAGTCAGTAGTAACCGTAGCAGATAATGCTTGGACACCTGATGTAATGCAAGGCATCATCAATGCAATGCCACGTAAGTACCGTGCACTTAAGAACAATCTTAAGTTCTACGCAGGTACAGATGCATTCGGCGGAATCGTTAAGAATAACGGTACACTCGCTGATGCAGTTGCAGAAGCATTCTCAGGCCAGATGCCAGGATCAACCCAGGCAAACCGCCAATCATACCTTGATGGTATCGGACAGACATTCGGTGGAGCACGTACAACTCGTGTTCTCGGAATTGAAGTTCAGGAAGTTCCTTACTACCCAGCAGACTATATCGATTTGACATTCCCTGCAAACCGTGTATGGGGATTCCAAAGAGACATCACTGTAAACCGTGAGTACGTAGCGAAGAAGGATACAATTGAATACACTGTATTCGTTCGCTTCGGAATCAACTGGGAAGAAGAGGATGCAATTGCATTCGCTGACGCTGCTTCAGATGCATAATCTGTAAACAGTACCTTTAATGGGGGGCGGGAGTTCACTCTCCTGTCCCCCTTAATACTTTAATGATATAATACAAACAAGGAGGATACAAATGGAAAATAATAACCCGTTTTCAGAATACAAAGCAAAGATGCAAGAGAACCTTGATCAGCCAGTAGTTGAGACAGTAGTAGAGCCAGTTGTAGAGCCAGTAGTTGAACCAGTAGTTGAGGTAGCAGTCGAATCAGCAGTTGTCGAAGCACCAGCAGCAGAAGAGCCAGTTCAGTCACTAGGATTTACAGATACAGGTGCTATCGGATCAATGGCAGCAGATGGTCCAAAGAGAGATATTAAGCCAGCACAAGGCCTTGGAGACAAGGTTGCCCTATACTCAACAAAGAACGTTCGTTGGGAAGAGGCAAATGGAGCAGTTTATAGAGGCGTTAATATTGTAACAAAAGACCAAGCAGATAAGTGGCTAACTCGTTCACATGTTCGCATTGCAACACCCGAAGAAGTCCAAAAGAGTTTAGGGTAATTAAAGATGGAAATATTGAGAGTTTCGCCATATGCAGATATATCTGTTGATTTTGTAGTTCCTACGGGAATAACATCATCACCTATAACTGTTACCATAACGGATATGGCGGATCTTTCAGTATCAACATTAAACTTTTTAAATAAATCAGCAGGAAATATTCTTGATATAACTTTACCAGGAAACTACGATTCCTCTTATAGAGTCGAAATTGTTAAAAATCTTGGGGTAGTTGGAGAAGTAGTTCTTCAAGATGAAACCTATGAGATTGTAAGACCATATGTAGACCCATCAAAGAAAGCAACAACAGCATCAGACATTTCAGCCTATGCCTTAAATGAAGAAATTGCAAGAGCAATTATAGATTCTATTGTTATTGAAGGATTTTATTACAAGAAGAAGGTTCTTCATTTTACGGGAACTGGAGCAGACTATCTGCCAATCTGGGACGACGTAAAGAAAATTTTAGCGGTATACGAAAACAATAAACTAGTAGAGGATAGACAATACGAAGTATCGTCAGACAAGACAGCAATTATTGAAAAGTCCTCTGATAACATTAATCGTGCAGAATCTTCTCCACTAGTTTTGCCTGCAGCAGCATCAGATTCTTTAGATCCACAGTTTATCTATAGAGGGTTTGGCAAAACATGGGATTACCTAATAACTGTTGAGTATGGCCACACATCAGTACCATCAGACATCGTTAGAGCAACAGAGATACTAATCCATGACATAGAGTGTGGAAAGTTAGATTATTACAAGAGATTTATTTCTTCTTACAACACAGATCAATATAGAATTCAGTTTGATAAAGGTCTTTTCGAAGGAACAGGAAACATAATTGTAGACAAGATACTTTCAAAGTATACTAAGTCTATTACAAAACTTGGGGTGTTATAATGACAATTTGTGAAACTCCAGACTTTATGTTTCCAATGCAGGCCTCCCTTTATCATCCAATTGTTGAGCAAGGAGATTTCGGAGCAATCAAAAAGCAATGGGTTTTAGATAGAACTTTTGCCTGTAGTTTTTCATCAGGAGGTTCAGCATTTAAAGAAGATGTAAAGCCAAATGTAAACATTACCCAAAACTCACTTTTAGTTGGAAGAACAAAGTCAGACATAAGAATATCTTCAAGAGACAATAAAAATGCACTAACAAATATATTAGTAACAGACATAAGAGATCAAGAAGGAAACCTTATTTATATGGAGACTGCTGGTGTTCGAACTGGCAAACCAACTCTTTTTGAAATAGCAACCTGTGAACCCTTTGTCGGGCCATTCGGAGTTGTTGAGTCATTCAAGTTAGTTATTAGAAGATCAGAAAATCAATCAGGTGACCTATGAAACCAGTCTATAACTCTAAGAAGTTTAAGAAGGAAATGAACAACATAATGAAGTATTCAGTTGGCTTCCTAGACGGTGTTCAAAAAGGAAAGACTCCATTCTTAAAATCTTTAGGAGTCGATGCAGTTGAAATAATGAAGCAGTTCGTAGACTCAAATGCAAGAGTAAATCCATCAATGCTCCATCATATCTATGAATGGAACAGAACAGGAAGTCCAGCAGCAAGATTATACGATATAAATTTTACAGTAAGCAACATTGGACTATCTTTTAAATCATCATTCCGTCAATCAGAATCAATCCAGGATGGATCAAAAACACCATTTTATGACAAGGCAAGAATTATTGAGAATGGACTTTCTGTAGTTATTAAGCCAAGATCATCAGAGGTCCTGGCTTTTGAAGAAGATGGAGAAATGGTGTTTACAAAAAAACCAATTAGAGTTGCTAATCCTGGAGGCGTTGAAGCACAGGGTGGATTTGAACAAACTATGGATCTATTTTTTAATAAATATTTTTCACAATCATTCTTGAGAACTAGTGGAGTTGCACAATATCTTGAAAACCCAGTAGTATATAAAAAGAATTTAAGAGCAGGCAAAGCAAGAGGAAGAAGCAAAGGGCTTTCAACTGGATACACTTGGGTTGCTAATGCAGGGGCAGGTGCATAGTGGCTGCAGTAATCCATCATCCCCCAACAATTATTAATGCTTACTTGGCAGATAAGATAGGTCCAAGTTTTGGTTCCTCTGGAACAACTTATTTTTTCCCTACGCTACCTACTCAGATAGATGATCTTATAAACACATTCCCACAAAGTAATGGTGTTTTCGGTGTGTACGATAGAATGTTTAAAATGAGAAGAGAGGCTTTCCCATATATTAAGTGCGAGCAACTACTGTATTATTTTTATTCTGTAGGAGAGAATGCACAAAAGAATATGATCATAACCCAGCAACAGATAAGTGATCTTTTAGATCAAGCAGACGACTCAGCAAAAGACCTTAATGAGTGGGCAGCAGCAAACCCAGGAACTTGGAATGCAGAGTCTAAGCCATTGTTCTTTCATACCTTCAAGATCTACCAACTAGAAGAAACAAGAGACATTGTGGACTTCGCTACAGCCCGTACTTATGCGGGGAATAAGATAATCGTCGATTACGACTGGCATCCAAACCCTTAATAAAAGGTGTTATAATTGTACTGAGGAAACAAGCCCTTTTTAATAAAATGAAAGAGGTGAGATATATGGCATACAGCCGTGGTTCAAGTAGTAACATCATCGTAGGTGCAGCAGCACTATTTACGCATGATGCAGGTCCAATCGGACTTGATGTAGATGGAAAGATTACTGATACCCAAGCAGGTACAGATCTTCCAGTATTTACAGCAAGTGCAACATCATACAAGACAACACTGTCAGCAGATGATGCATACACAAATATCGGTTACACATCAAATGGTCTAGAACTAGCGTTCGAACCAGATTTTGGTGAAGTAGCAGTAGATCAACTTCTCGACGTTGCTCGTTTATTCAAGCAAGGTATGACAGTTAATCTAAATACATCTTTTGCAGAGGCAACACTAGAAAATC